GTTGACCCTACGGCTGATAGAACAGTATCGTTACCAAATGCGACAACAACTTTAGTGGGGCAAGACACAACTGATACACTTACAAATAAAACTTTAACTGCACCAACAATTAATGCAAGTACATTGACAGGCATTGTAACAGCAACAGGGGCTGTTTTTGCAGGTGCTAGTCCACTTGTATTTGAAGGCGCAACTGCAAACTCTTTTGAAACAACTTTTACAATTACAGACCCAACGGCAGATAGAACAGTTACAATTCAAGATGCTTCTGGTACAGTTGCATATTTAACAGACATTACAGGCGGTGGTGCTTCTGAGTTCTCAACTGTTACAGTTAATACAAGTGTTATATTTGAAGGTTCTACTGATGACTCAAATGAAACAACATTAGTAGTAACAGACCCAACGGCAGATAGAACAATTACTTTACCAAACGCAACGGGCACACTAGTTCTAAAAGACACGACTGATACTTTAACAAATAAAAGTATTGATTCTGATAATAACACAATTACAAATATTGTCAATGCTGACATCAAATCAGCAGCTGGAATCAACTTTAGCAAGATGGAAGATTTAACTGCTTCAAGAGCATTAGTTTCTGATAGTAATGGTGATGTATCTGTAAGTGCTGTAACATCAACTGAAATAGGATATCTTGATGGTGTATCTAGTGCAATACAAACACAGTTAGACGCTAAATCGACAAAGGCATTCGCAATCGCACAGGCTGTTGCATTAGGGTAAGACTAAATAGTAAGATAAAGGAAAACAATTATGGCAACTCCAAGTACAAGAGAAACATTAAAACAATACTGTCTAAGAAACTTAGGTAAGCCTGTTATCGATATTAATGTTGATGACGACCAAGTAGAAGATAGAATTGACGAAGCACTACAGTATTTCGCACAGTACCATGTTGATGGTGTTGAGAGAATGTATCTAAAGTATCTAGTAACGGCAGACGATATTACTCGTATGACGACTGACGCCTCTGAATCAGTAACAAAGAATTCTGTTACAACTACATATAAAAGAGCTGATAACTTTCTTGTTGTTCCTTCTACAGTCGTTTCTGTTGTCAATGTATTTCCATTATCAGACAGAGCAAATCTAAACATGTTTGATGTAAGATATCAACTAAGACTAAACGACTTATACGATTTCTCATCAACAAGTATTGTTCATTATGAAATGACAATGCGACACTTAGATTTCCTTGACCACATACTAGTGGGCGAAAAACCTATGAGATTTAATCAACTCTCAAACAGATTATACATTGATATGGATTGGGGAACTGATATTACTGCTGGCGAATACTTAATCTTTGAAGTCTATCGTAAAGTTGACCCAGACACATATACAGACCTCTATGATGACCTCTATCTAAAAAGATATACGACCGCACTAATTAAAAGACAATGGGGTCAAAACTTATCTAAATTCTCAGGCACAGCGATGCTCGGTGGCGTAACGCTTAACGGACCTGAATTGTTTTCTTCTGCGATTGATGAACAACAAAGACTCGAAGAAGAAATCAGACTTAATTATGAAGAACCACCACACATGCAACAGGGATAACTAAATGCCAACTAATGTCTATTTCGACACCGGCACCACTTCAGAACAAAGATTATACGAAGATTTAATAATCGAACAACTGAAGATATATGGTCAGGATGTCTATTATCTACCAAGAAAAGTAGCAAACAAAGACACAATCTTTGGTGAGGACCCTGCGAGCTCGTTTGACGATTCATACATCATTGAAATGTATGTTGACAACTCTGATGGTTACATGGGCGAACAAGAGATTATTAAGAAGTTTGGCCTAGAACTCAGAGATGACATTCAGTTTACAGTATCTAAGTTAAGATGGGAAACTCTCATATCGAACAATGCAGATTTAGTTGCAGAACGCCCACAAGAAGGCGACTTAGTATACTTCCCAACAACTCATAAATTCTTTGAGATTCAGTTTGTAGAACACGAAGCACCATTCTATCAACAGAGTGCGTTGCCAGTTTACAAACTATCATGTACAACTTGGGAATATTCTTCAGAAAGACTCGATACTGGCATTACTTCTATTGACCAGACAGAAGATGACTTGTCAACTGACACAATGCAGTTCCAGTTCTCACTAGAAAACGAAACTGGTTCATTCGTACTAGAATCTAGTATTGGTGCGATTGATTACTTCGTCAATGAGGACTTCACAATGGCGACTCAACAGCCTGTTGACATGGGACAAATCTTTGAAACACAGGCAGGCACAAATACTTCTTCCACTACTGATGATATACTCGACTTTAGTGAAAGAAATCCATTTGGGGAGGTTGACGACTACTAATGTTTGGAGAACACTTTTACCACAAACAAATTCGCAATACTGTAATTGCGTTCGGTACGATATTTAATAATATTCATATCAAACGCTTAGATTCTAGCGGGAATCCTTTACAGAATATTAAAGTACCTTTGTCTTACTCGCCAAGGGAAAAGTTTATTGCACGATTAGAACAACAAGCGAGTTTAACTGGAACAGATTCAAGTGTGGCTATTACTCTACCTCGTATGTCATTTGAAATCAATGGTTACAGTTATGATGCTTCTCGAAAGTTAAACAAGAATCAAAAGAGAGGCGTTGTTACAACAAACGCAGACACAACAAAATTAAACACACAATACTCACCTGTGCCTTATGATGTGAGTTTTTCGTTAAGTGTGTTTACATCTAATTCAGATGACGGTCTACAGATTGTTGAACAAATACTACCATATTTTCAACCAGATTACACAGTAACAATGATTGAAAATTCTACAATGGATACAAAGAGAGATATACCTTTTATATTAGAAAATGTTAGTTATGATGATTCATATGCCGGCGATTTAACAACGACAAGAAGAATAGAGTATACTCTAAACTTTACTGCAAAGATATATCTATATGGTCCAATCAGTACATCTGCTGTTATCAAAACAGTATCGGCAGACTTATATGCTGACTCATCTGACCAAAGTCCATCTCGAAGTGAAAGAGTTACAGTTACTCCTAATCCAACGAGTGCAGATAAAGATGATACATATACATACACAACAACATTAGATTTTTTCAATGATGGCTTAAACTATGATGAAGAAACAGGTAATGATGTTTAAATAAAGGACATTATAATATGAGTTCTATTGACGACAAACTAAACGAAGTTTTAAATATTACACCCGAAGTTGTAGAAGAAGCAACTTATATTGAAGCAACTGGTGGTGAAGAAACTCAACTATCAATACCCGTTCCCGAAGATAAAGATGCAGAGGTCGATTTTGATACGGGCCGTGAGAATCTATATAAGATGCTAGAAAAAGGAAATGATGCAATAGACGGGATACTGGCATTAGCTAAAGAAGGAGAACATCCTCGTGCGTATGAGGTTGCAGGACAGTTGATAAAAACGGTTGCAGATGTTTCTAAAGATTTGATGGCAATGCAAGAAAAACTGAAGAAACTCAAAGAGGTACCGAACACAGGACCTAAGAGTGTAACAAATGCATTGTTTGTAGGCTCTACAACCGAACTAACAAAACTATTAAAGGAGAAGAAATAATGAAAGTATTACTAGTATTATATGATGACCCTAAAGGCGGAATGCCAGAGAGTTATCCACTAAGTGATTTGCCTAAAATAGACAAATATCCTGATGGCATGACATTACCTAGTCCTCAAGGCAGAGATTTTACGCCTGGTGAACTACTAGGTTGTGTGTCTGGTGAATTAGGACTTAGAAAGTTTTTAGAAGAAAGAGGTCATTCATTAGTTGTTACATCTGATAAAGACGGCGAAGGCTGTACGGCAGATAAAGAGTTAGTAGATGCAGATATTGTTATTTCTCAACCATTCTTTCCTTATTATGTAACGAGAGAGAAAATGGAAAGTGCGCCTCTTTTAAAGATGGCGATTACTGCTGGTATTGGTTCAGACCATGTTGACTTACAGGCTGCTATGGACCATAACATTGATGTCGTTGAAGTAACTTATTGTAATTCAAGGTCTGTTGCAGAACATATCGTTATGCAGATTCTAGTCTTAGTAAGAGATTTTACTACTCAACATAACATTGTGAATGAAGGCGGTTGGCATATTGCTGATGCAGTTTCAAGGTCTTATGATGTTGAAGGTATGCATGTCGGTACAATTGCGGCTGGTCGTATTGGTATTGATATGTTAAGAAAGATGAAACCATTTGATGTTCATCTTCATTACTTTGATAAACACAGACTAGGTAATGAAGTAGAAAGAGAATTAGGTTTAATCTATCATGATTCAGTAGAATCTTTGGTTGCAGCTTGTGATGTAATTAATATTAGTTGCCCACTACACCCCGAAACAGAACACTTGTTTGATGACGAGATGATTGCGAAGTGTAAGAAAGGTGCATATATTATTAATACTGCACGAGGTAAAATCTGTGATAAGGATGCTATTGCTCGTGCTTGTGAGTCGGGTCAACTAAGTGGATATGCTGGCGATGTTTGGTTCCCACAACCTGCCCCTAACGACCATGTCTGGAGAACAATGCCTCATCACGGAATGACACCACACACTTCTGGAACTTCACTATCAGCACAGACAAGATATGCAGACGGAGTTAGAGAAATACTAGAATGTTACTTTGCTGGTTTTGATATCAGAGATGAATATCTAATTGTTAAAGACGGAGACCTTGCAGGTATGGGTGCTCATTCATATACTAAAGGAACTGCAACAGGCGGTTCTGAAGAAGCTGCGGAGTTTAAAAAGTAAATGAACTATTTTAGACCAGGCTTAGAAGAAAGTATTACACTACCACCGCCCCCAGCAGATAAGGGAGAATTAGGTGAAGTTTTGACAGCCGTTGCAACAAGAACAGCAGAAGATGTTGAGTCAATTAGAAATCATGACCATGAACCATTTTATGCAGTTGAAAAATATTGCAAATCAAAGAATATAGAGTTTGACCGTAAAGCAATGAGAGAGGTAATAAAACAGGCAACTGACATCATTGGCTACTTCAAAGGTAGTTTTAATCGTGATAGACCAGTAGAAGTTGACCCAACTCTGAATACATTACCTAGTGAAACAAATAAGTCAAGGTCTTATCCAAGCGGTCACGCTACTCAATCGAGATTGGTCGCAAGATATATGGCAGAAAAGAATCCTGTTCATGCAGAAGAAATATTAAGAGCAGGCAACGAATGTGGTCTAGGGAGAGTCAAGGCAGGGTTTCACTATATGTCTGACTATCACATGGGCAATCTACTAGGTGAGAAACTTTATATATTTATGAATCGAGAGAGTGATGGCAGCTAACCCAGTAGACCAGTATCTTGGTAATCCAAATCTAAAGAAAGGTCACACAAAATCAAGATTTACAAAAAAACAAGTTGAAGAAGTCATCAAGTGTTTAGATGACCCAAAATACTTTATTAGAAAATACTTGAAGATTGTTACAATTGATAAAGGTCTAGTGCCTTTTGATATGTACAAGTTTCAAGAAAAAATGGTTGATACATTTCACGAAAATCGTTTTTCGATTTGCAAACTACCTAGACAGAGTGGAAAATCAACAATCATAGTTTCATACCTCTTACATTATGTG